TTATAAATTGTTAAGTGCATCAACAATATCTTTTTTTGCCTTTTTAGTAACGTGATTATATATTTTAAGAGTTACTTTTGCATCAGAATGTCCAACTCTTTCCATGATGGATTTTAATGGCATACCGAGTTCCGAGAGAAGTGAAACATGAGAATGCCTAAAAATATGAGATGAAATTTCTTTGTCGATATGATTCGCTTTTGCAGCTTCTTTTAATTTTAAATTAAATGAGTTCAATACTAACGGATTCCCTCTACTTGATAAGAAAATATAGTCATCGTCTTCAGCAGAGAAATGAATTAAATCGTACTGTTTCCTCTCTTCAATTATTTCTATAGCCCTATCTGGCAAGTCAACGATACGAAAACTGGTAGAAGTCTTAGGCGATGTTTTTTCAGCTTCTGTAATACTTCGCATAAAGCTATCAAGCGTTCCCTCAACTCTTATTGAACCGTCATGATAGTTATTCCACTTTAAAGCTTGAAGCTCTCCATATCGCAAACCAGTGAGCCATAGGAACTCTGATATCCTAGAATGAAGCAAGCATCTTTTTTTATTAGCTAAATATGATATTATTTTTTCGGCTTCATCTCGTTCAAGATATTTGTTCTCCACCTTTTCACGCTGTTTATTTTTATCCTCTATTTTAAGAACTATTTCAGTATCTTTTACAGGATTATTTGATAAATATTTTCGACTGATTGCAAATTTAAAAATTGTTGAAAGTAAAGCCCGAATTTGACTAGTGTAATTATAAGAGTACTTCCCAAATGTATACATTTCATCAATGAGTTTAGTTATCAGTTTTCCATCAATATTTTTTATAAGCATATCATCAGAGATTACCGTATGTATCCTCTTTAAATTACCGTCAACTTGTTTCCAAGTTTTTCTCTTGTTTTTTGCCTGATAGTAAGGGAACCATTCATTTAGAAGTTCGCCGAAAGTTATATTTTTTTGAGCTGGGTCAGTAGTAGTGATATCTTCTATTTTTTCAGATAAGAGTTTTATCGCTTGTTTCTTAGCTTGTGGTGTATCTTTTTCTAGAGTTACACTTGCAGTCTTTGTTTTCTCAGAATACGGGTCAATATATCTCTCACAATACTTAAATTTACCATTTTTTAGGCTGACTACCCACATAATATTATCCTTTCTAAAAATGCCCACCTAATCAAAGGTTGGGCGTTTTTTAATAATCTTGTTCTACTTTGACTAATCTACCTTCTATTACAGCTGGATTGTACTCATCAGCATATTGAATCGGATAATCAGGGTTTAATGGTTCAAGTCTTAAACAGAGAGGATAGCCATTTTCATCATATTCATAGAAGACGCATTTTAGAGTTGCTTCGTTATCGTCTATGAAGCGAACAGCTCCGATAGAACCTTCTGAAAGGTCAGGGTCTTGCAGTATTAAAGCGAAAGAACCGTCATGTATTTCTGTTTCCATGCTTTCGCCTTTAACTCTAAGCCAAAATATATCATCACGGCCAGCGTATTTACCATAAACAGGGCGCATACCTTCAAAATTTTGTTCGGACAGAATTGGAGTTCCTGCTGCGATTTCTCCTATAACAGGGGCGTAACCTTCTTTATTAGGGTCATAAGGAACAATATTGCTGATTTTATCGAAATCAACTTTATTAGAGAAGAAAGATAAACGTTTCTTTTTGATTTGCTCGTCTAACTGATTGGTTGCAGTGTTAAGAACTACTTTTTGACGTGGTTCTTCAAGTTGTTTCATTGCGTCAATAGTTTTTTCAATAATAGGTGTATTATCTGAATTTACATCTTTTTTCCAAGTTGTGTCTATATCAGACTTTTTCACTCCGAAGTAATCTGCTATTTTTTGTAAAACACCACCTGGAGGAAAAGAACGCAGTTTTACATATTCAGTAATAATATTTTGAGACATTCCAATCTCTTTTGCCAGTTGTTTCTGAGTTATACCTTTTTCTTTTATAAGTTTTCTGATATTCTCTGCAACAATTTTGCGTCTTTCAAGTTCTTCTTCTTCCATGAATATATAATATCAAATAAATAACCAAAACACAATTTTTTTGTGATTTACAAAATTTATTGTTGACTACACAGAAATTCTGTGTTATAATAATCTCATAAAGTCAAACAAGCGAACAAGCATGGAGCATTCAGTACGGCAGACGGAACAGGCTCAAATGACGGTACACGACGTATCCACCGCGACGTAAGTAGCAAGTTTGGCAAATAAAAAGCCCTTACAGGCAAATGGAGGTTCTAATGGAAAAAGTAGTCACGCATTACGGAGAAACTATTAAGGAGCATAGTGTTGAGTGGTACAAAAAACAACTGTTAAAAGATTTTTCTGTTCAATTTATCAAAGACTCTTTATTACCTCAGTTATTTGAATGGTCAAATGCTTATAAAGCAGCAGCTGAACTGACAAAATAAAAAGCCCCAGAGGGGGGCGGAAAGGATAGGTATAAGATGGAAGATTTTCAAACTTTAGTTAACTCTGTATTGTTTGCAATAGTTATTATAAGTTTAATGCTCCAAATTGTTTTTAATTGGTTTTTATGGAATGAAATGAAGGAACTAAAAGATGTATTTAAATCTAAAAACCGTCATTGATTATCTCTTTCAGATCTCTTATAACTTCATCTATGTTAGTTATTCTCCAATTTTCTTTTGAATATGAATCAATTAATTTTTTAAACTCTTCATCATATTTTTTATCAATATATGGTCTAAGTTTTAATATTGATATTTGCATTTTCTGAATGTTTTCATCGCTTCTATCTGTATAAAGTTTGGCAAAACAAGTTAAAAAATTCTCAATTAGACTGATTTTATATTCATTTAATTTTTCTTTTTTATCATTATCAATTATCAATTTTTTCATTTTTAAATCATGACGGTTATTAAGCACCGAAGTTATTGTTGGAACAATAATTGCTGAAATACCTAATACAAGTGATAGTGTTATTGTTGAATCTAATCTCATAAGAACCTCCAATATAATTTTAGTTTAGTCACTTACATTATATCACGGAGTTATGATATCGCTCACAATGAGCAGGGAAGACTGGCGAACAGGTTCGATTCCTGAACTTCCCTTACTGCGTATGCAGAAATTTAAAAACAGAAAGGAGAAAAAGTGAAAGAAAAAGAACATATTGATCATGCTTTATCTAGTTCTTTGTTATCTATTATACTTTGGTGTGCTTGGTTGTCTTGGCAATTTAAAATTTTGTTATTCATCTCTCTAGTTATTACAATATTCTCTATTATCTATTGGTGCGGAGTGGCTGTTGCCAAAAAGAAAAAGCTATTTAAAAAATAGCTTTGTGATGAAGTTTTTTATATCACTATTAAACATTGCGATTAATACTCCGATTAACCAGAAAATAAAGTTTATGAAATATCTCAGAGCAATTTTTGAATAAGCTGAAGGAATTATTCGTGCGATAAATCTGCTTGGAATAGTAAAAATCGTTTCTAGCATTGCAGGAACTCCGTCAATTGGATTTAGCATTTTAATAGCCTTTTGATGCATATGTTGGGTTAAATCAAACAAGAATATGCGATTATTGCTAAGGACTATGAGGTTTTCCTCAAAGCTTTGTTCAGCAGTAATCCTTTGAAATTCCCAATCTTTGTTAAAGTAAAGGTCTATTTTAGCACCGAGAGAGTAGATTTCATCGTCTTTCCTAACTTTTTTCAAATAGTTTGAGACCCTATTTAATAAATTTGAAACAATCCACCAATTATAAAAGTTCATTACTGCGTTACATAAATATAGCGCTGCTATAATCAACATAATATTTACCCAATTCATATAATTTCTCCGTTTTCTTCCAATTATATCATTTCTTGGCGGGGATATAAATTAGAGAAATGGTATTACTAAAATACACACACAGAAAGGAGCCAGTATGGCAGAGACACTAAGAACTCACCGAGAGCGAGCTAAACTTACCCAAAAAGAAGTCGCTGAGATGATTGGAGTAACTCCAAACACTATTAACAATTGGGAAAAAGATTCATCAAACTTAAAAGATTTTTATACGAAAAAATTTATGGAAATCTATAAAGTTACTTATGATGATATTTTTTTAGGAAAAGAACACAGAATTTCTGTGCCTTTATTAAATAAACATGCAAGCTAGTTAGAAAGGCAAAATATGAACGAATTACAAAATTTCACAAATGGAATTTTCAACCTTGACGTTAAAGTTGATGGAGAGAATATTTTATTTAGTGCAGAACAAGCCGCAAAGGCTATGGGTATTACTCAAGTAAAAAATGGAAAAGAATATGTTAAGTGGGAACGAGTAAATAGTTATCTGCCAAATTCCCCAGAAGTGGGGAAAGGCTCATTCATCAGTGAACCTATGGTATACAAACTTGCATTCAAAGCAAACAATGCTGTATCTGAAAAATTCACAGATTGGCTGGCTATTGAAGTCCTCCCAACAATTCGCAAGCATGGAGCGTATATGACGGATGCAAAAGCTCAAGATGTTATCTCTGGTAATGGTTTGGCTGATTTGCTACTCCAAGCAGGAAATCAGATTAAGCAACTTGAACTTGAAAAAAGCCAAATGAAACCAAAAGCGTTATTCGCTGATAGTGTTTCAGCTTCCGAAAACACGATTCTCATTCGAGATTTAGCTAAAATCCTCAAACAAAATGGCGTTGATATCGGAGAGAAACGACTATTTACTTGGCTTAGAGATAATGGATACCTTGTCAAGAAAATTGGTAGTGATTACAACTCGCCAACTCAACGTTCGATGAACTTAGGTATTTTAGAGTTTACCGAAAATACTCATGTTCATAATAGTGGAAAAATAACTGTGACTAAAACTCCTAAAGTAACAGGAAAAGGGCAAATCTATTTTGTAAATAAATTTTTACAAGACTTAGCCAGCTAGAAAGGAAACAGAAATGACTACAATCGGAAAAGTTAAGATAGTTGAAATCGAAGATGGACCATTCATGACAGACGGAGAAATTGCTAAGTATCTGTATAAGACAGAAGTGTTAGATGAAAAAGGGAATATTGACAAAAAGTCTAATGCTTATCTTCGGGCGCAAGGTAATATCAAAAAATTTGCTGATAATGCTCCTGATGGTTTCGTGATTGATGTTGACGGACGACTTACTCACTTGATTGCCTTCTTAGCATGGTCAATTTGGAACAAGAAGTATCGAGGAATGTCTAGAGCGCCTAAGTTTATTGATTATTTCACAGAAAATAAAAATACACTAACTTCAATTTTATAAAGGAGGTACTCATGACCTACACATACATAGTCAACCCGTCAAAATTAAATGCGGTACTCCGCTAGAAAGGCAGAAAATGCATTATATACCTAAATATTCAAGAGAACGGCAAAAGAAAAGAAGAAACAATGACGTGATTAGAGTTACAACAAGTCCTTTTCTGACAGAAGTACATTCAATCGCTGATGCAACGGTTAACATAGTAAGGAATGAAATAAAAAAAGCCAACTACCAGATTGGTAAGTGACTTTTTGAAAATCAAAATAAGTTATTCATAGCTGATTTTTTACCAATTTCTTCATCAATTGTACTAATTGATGCCTTGATAAATTTAGGTAATATCTCTGATAGGGCATTAGCTAAGTTCTCTGAATCCTCAACATGATGTTTGTCAAGAATAACTTTAATATCATTTTCATTCATTATAAGATTCATCTCCTTTCTATAAAACTAAGCAAATACCGCAAATATCTGCTCACAGTAATTATAGCACTCGGAGGATTAAAACACATACATAGAAAGGAAAATAATGCATACACAAATTATTAATGGACGAGAAGTCCTGACAGTTCCAACAGTCATTGGATATAAGCATTATGACTTAGAAAAAAGAGAAGTAGTTGGAGAAGTTATCGAATCTACTTATCGAAGAAAAGACGGAACAATGTACATTATCCGCAGATCACGAACAGAACGAGAAAAAGCTGCTATGCTCAATTCGTGCTTGTCTGACTGGGGATATTAGTATGAGCAAATAACAAAAAAGATCCGTTTGCAGACGGAGCTAAGACGTGATACATCTTTATATATTTTTATACCTAGATTATATCACGTTTCAACAAAAATCAGAAACGGAGAACATTAAATGACAGTACCAGTAGTTTTTGAGGGAGGAATTTCACAAAATGATGAATTATTCTCTTTCCTTGAAGAAGTAAAAAGTAAAGTTCCGGATATAGTAAACAGCAAAGATGATAAAACTTTTTTAATTAATTATAAAAAGGAAATATCAGCAACTATTAATGAAATTGATTTGTCTGAAAAGAAGCAGATTGATGAAATGATTCAAATCTTTAGAGATAGAAATCCAAGAGTTTGGGAAGCACGGTCAGAATTAGCGGGTATCGTTAAAAAAATTACTCAACTCAATAGTGATTATGATGAACGCAGACGGAAAGCAGGATTTGAAGCAGTTGACTTAGCAGTAAATGAAGCCAATGTAGTTTATGGGCTTTCTGGTAGTAGATTTGTTTTAACAACAGGCAGATTTACAAGTGTTGATGCACTAACTACAAAAGGAGATTTAAAGAAATCTATCCAGGACAAAATAGATAGTGCTGGTTTACAAGCTCAGGCTAATTTGGAACAAGAACGACTTTTAGAAGCAGCTCGAATTGCTGAACGAGACAAGCAACAAGAGCTTGCTAAAAAAGAACAAGAGCTACGCCAACGTGAGCAGGACTTAGCTCGCCAAGAAGCCAACGATACACAAGCTATTCAAAAAGAGTTGGAACAAGAGCGTATTAGGGCAAATGCCAAAGCTCAAGCCGTTGATAATATACAAAAATCACAGGCTAAAAAAACTCAAGAAGTTCTAACTCGACTAACAAAACTTGAAAACTTAATTAATCCAAGCACAGAATATACTGGAGAATCTGTTTTAAAGCTTATTAAAAAAATTAAAGGACTATTGAAATGACAAATGAAATTCAAGTGACAAATGCAGAACAATACCAAAAAGCAGCATTAAATACTTTACAGCGTCAGATTACCATGGGAGTGAATATTCCTAAAAATTTCGATGCGGAAGGGGCGCTAGGGTACACAGCTTTAGCAATAGTCAACAGTGGGTTTACAGTCTCAAAAGAAGTAATTGTTGACACATTGATAAAAGTAGCAAGCAAAGGTCTTGACCCTCGAAAAGACCAACTCTATGTTATTCCTAATAAAAAAGGGCAAGTGATGCTTATGGAATCGTACTTCGGTTACGAAAAGCTTGCTTACGACATTCCAGAAATTGAAAGAGGCAGCATTTTCGCAGAGGTGGTTCGCCAAGGAGAGACGGTTTCTTTTAAAGGACGAACATTGGAACACGAAAAATCTTTTGAAGCTATTGATAACGACATTATTGGAGCTTATGCGAAAGTGAAAATTGGGGATGAGGAAATTGCTCACTATATGTCCATTTATCAAATAAGTAAATCTTGGTCTAAAACGAATAGTTTGGATAAAAACTTTGTTGAGGAGCAACGAAACAATAATTACGGTAAATCATGGACAGTAAAAGTTGCAGATACAAGCAAAATCGAAAAAGGAAAGCTAACAGCTTTCAATAAAAATCAAGAAGATTTTCCAGAAGAAATGAGTAAGAGAACGGTCATCAAGGCATTGCTCAAACCTATTATTAAATCTTATGCAGAGCCAACCAGTGCTGCAGCATTGGATAACAACGAAGAAGGAACAGTGATTAAGGAAGCAGAAGTTCTTGATGATGATTTTGTTCTTGAAGAGGCAGAAACGAAGCAAGTAGAAACTCCAAAAGAAGAAGTTCAAGCTTCAGAGCAAACTGAACCATCAGAAAATAACGAAGAATCAATTGCCGAAGAATTACCATTGCTTTAAAACCTATGAGCAAACTGCAGTCCTCAAAAATCCTGAGCAGTAGAATTAGAAATAATTCAACTTTAAGCAAGACTACCTTGGGCGGTGGTTTCGTATTTAGTCAAAGCTGGAGGGTGGCGTAACGAGCCGTAAAGTCAATGAGTATTTAGTGTTTACACATAACCACTCATCGCCAGCTTTTAATTTGAAAAATAAAACTTGAAATAAATATAGAAGAAAGGAGAAAGTTTGGAACAAAGTACAAAATTCTTCAATCAAATACCAGTGCCAATTATTGAAGCTGATGATTTAAATGATTTTGAAAAACTTCTTTTTAGTGAAATATATACTATGGCAAATTCTTACGGAAGTATTTTTCCATCAAATGGATATCTTGCTAAAAGATACGGGAAAACAAAAGTTACAATTTCAAATACCCTGAGTAAGTTGCAGGATAAAGGATATATAAACCTTGAATATCAATATTCTGGTAGAGAAATCGAAAAAAGATTTATTTACCCCTGTTTAAATAAACTTAATGGGGGTATTAAAGAAAATTTTAATACCCCTAAAAGAAATCTTTATGGGGGTATTAAAGAAAACTTTAAAGATAATATATCAACTAATAAATCAATTAATAAATCAAATAATAATATATCGGACAAGTCCGATAAAGAGTCTGATTTAGAAACTAGATTTAATAGTCTTTGGAAAATATATCCTAACAAAAAAGGAAGAAAGAAAGCTCTATTAGCTTATAAAAGAGCTGTAAAAGCTGGAACGACAGACGAAGAGATTAAAACTGGTCTTGAAAACTATTTGGCAGAAATTAGAGTTAAAAATACCCAACAAAACTATATAAAGCATGGTAGCACATGGTTTAACGGTAAGGGTTGGGAAGATGACTACGATTTAATGCCTATTCAAAATCAAACGTACAAAAATAATAAAGTTGTCAAATCTGCTCCTAACTGGTCTAATCAAAGATTTGAAAAAGACGAAGAAACACTGACAGCGGAAGAATTCGAGGAATATATGAATGGCTTGGACTCTTAAAAAACGTGCTCTTGATGAGGGACTATCAGAATATTACTGTAGCTTTATTCCTGGGATTACCCATAAACAATACTGCAGATATGTCGAAAAAGCTTATGAAGAGGAAATAGTATTAAGTCCTATCACTTTTATCGCAATAGTTAAAGGTATTGACAATGAAAAAGCAACCGAAATATTTTTTGAAAAAAATAAAGAACTGACAGATTCAGGAATAATTCCTGCAATTGCTAGATTTGGAGAAGCAAGTGAAGTTTGAAATTGAATTGGATAAAATGCCAACTACTCAGCAGCAAAAAGGCATTAAAAAAGTGAAAGGGAAACTTCAATTCTATGACCGTAGAGGAACAAATAACTACAGTCTTAAAGCTCAACTCATGAAACACAAACCGAAAGAGTGCTTTGAAAAAAACGTTCCTTTGAAGCTATCCGTTACTTTCTTCTACGCTATCAAGCAAAAAAAGCGTTGGTGGCAATGGAAAACAAGCAGACCTGACTTAGACAATCTTATGAAGAACTTACAAGATTATATGACTAAGTTGCGTTATTACAGTGACGACAGCCAGATTGTATGGCTTGAAGCTAAAAAGGTTAATGACGAGAAAAACAGAATAGAAATTGAAATTACAGAGGTGTAAGAATGATTAAAACAAATTTTGTCACTTTGAAAAAGCTGTATGGATTGGCAAGAAATAATAATTTCAACGTTAACCACAAATAATTGTCTGTGAAAATCAGCGGTCGAACTAAGCACAATCACGAACTTTCTCAGCTTTACTTAGATATTTGCAATAAATACAACCATTCAAAGCAAATGAAGTGGAAAGATTTATACAAAATACTTGAAGAATTGACCAAAGATAAACAAATAGAACTGTAATAGCTCTAATTCATGAAAATTACGGTTACATTGAGTGCTTAAACCATTTCATGGATAATTTATCACGAACAATCTAAAAGCGCTTAGAAAAAGAATAAAGGCAATAAAATGAATGATAAAAAATTGTTGGAACTCCAAGAATTATTTATAAAAAGATTGAATGAATTATTCCCTTACAAAAATGGAGGGAAACACAAAGATTTTAGTCGGCTTGATGAATTGAATTTATCAACCGAAGACAGAAAACATATCACTATGAGTGCTAATGCGATATTTAAAGCTCGCAGAATCGCTCCAATTCGTTCGCTGACATTGATAGGTCCACTCTTTAGCCCTGACGAGTTCAAGTTGTTTAAAGAAGCTTATCACTATCAGATAGATAAAGCTAAAGTAATTCGCAATGAACGTGCCAAGACGATTCACGCTTACCGAAAAACTATTGGGCGAAGTCCAAAGCCCTTTAGTGGTGGTATTGACAAGGAAAGCTTAATAACAACTGCAGATGGCGAAGAAGTCAAAATTATTAAGCAACTTGAATCAGGTAACTACATTGTAGAATTTGACAATGAAAAAAGACTTCTTGGCCGTGATGACATGAAACTGGCTAAAGCAAAGTACGTAGATTTGATATAAGAAGGAAAATTAGATGACAGTTGAAAGTTTACTAAAAACAATTTCAGAAGGAATGACAGTTAATGTAAAAGATTGCTATGGAAATATGATTATCCGTTTTAAATTTGGAGATGATATCGAAGTATTTTCTGCAAGTTTCCTTTTCCATAAAATCAAAAAAACTGAAATTAAAAATCAATTCGATTTAAATATTTATTTGGAGGACACGAAAAATGACTAAGTTTGAAACAGCGAACGAATTAATATCTTTTGTTAAGGAAAAAGATTTGAAACGTGGTTTCTATCAAAAAGGGAAAAGGATCCAATGGTTAGTTGGATTTGATATGTTGGGATTTATGCAAGTTACAACTCCAGCACAGGTCAGAAAGTCACGGAGCGGTTTTAATTGCAGTGTGACTAATTGGAATGTTTTGCTAGAAGAAAATTTTCCAAAACTTGATTGGTTTCTTTCGGCAAAATATATTGGAACAGAATTGGAGAAATGAAAATGACTAAGTTTGAAGAAGAAGTAAAAAGACCAAAAAAAGCATATATTGACCCATTTTCTAAAAGAGATGTAGATTTCACTGGATTAGCTAAAAAATTTACAGAAGGTGCTCAAACATTAAAAGAATGGAAAGAATATGCATTCCTTCTTGAAGATAAGCTGAAACTCCAACAGAAAGCCCTGCCAGTCGTGCCTGATTTCATTGGTAAGTTAATCAATACCTTTGGCGCCCCTGAAGATGGCAAGCATATTAACTATTCAGCAAGCTATCTTGAATTTCAAAAGGAATTAGATTGGATTGATAATCATCAAAAAACGTGGTTAACTGCTCTGCTCATTGGTTTCAGGGTCGAAAAACCGCAGCTGTTCTATTTGAAGCACATTGATTTTTGTAAAACAGATAAACACGACGATTGGTTTACAATTAAACATTCTGATGGTCCACTAAATCATTTGAGAGTTGAAAAAGGGGAAAAACCATCTACTATTGATTGTAAATTCACCCAGCAAGAAATCGACAGCATGCAAACTGGGAGCTATGAACAGATTCCTGTGGAGGACGGAGAATGAAAAGAGGATTTAAAAAACTAGACGAAAATGCGACTATTCCAGAACGAGCGACAAAACATAGCGCAGGATATGACATTTCAGCAAGTGAAACAGTTACGATTCAACCTGATGAAATTAAAATGGTAAGCACTGGGCTAGCTGTTCAACTTGGTGATGATGAAGTATTGAAATTATACGACCGTTCAAGTAATCCAGTTAAGCGTGGCATTGCATTGATTAATTCAGTAGGAATTATAGATTCAGATTACTATCCGCAAGAATTTAAAGGCTTATTTATGAATATCTCAAAAGAGCCTGTAACCATTTCTAAAGGTCAAAGAATAATGCAAGGGGTATTTGTCAAATACCTTACAACAGACGATGACAACGCAAATGGAAAGCGTACAGGCGGTTTTGGTAGCACTGGGGAGGTTTGAGAATGACCGACAAACTAATATCGCTGGTCAATGACTGGTGGGGAGGGATTGAATGAACGAAAGAAAATCATTATATATTAAACCAATAAATGAAATACACGATAGTGGGTTCAAAATGTTAGAAGTTGGCTATGTAAATAATGGAGAATGCAAAGCCATAGGACGATGTTCTGATGTTATAAACTTTGGTTTTTGTGGGATGGATGTTATGCCAAAAGATTTAAATATTGATGTGAGTCCAAACGGGGCAATAAATATTTGGTCATTTAATGACGAACTTGAATGGAAAAGGCCGATTTTATCTAATGCTCAAGTGATTGTTAAAAACAAGGAGGACAACCAATGAAACTTTTGTGTAAGCTGTTCGGGCATAAGTGGGTATATCTAGGAACTTTAAGCAATGGAGAGTACCAAAGGTATAAAGAAAGGTGTGAAAGATGCGATAAGGTTGTAATTGCAACATTTGCGACGAAAAACCCCTATTGTATCGACCGCTCAGACCTTGACGAGTCTGAGAACGTGTTCGGGGAGGAATAGATGAAATCAAGTTGGAAAAAACAAAGACAAACTACAAAAAAGCGACAAATTAAATGGTTGAGGATTAAGCATAGGTTAATTAAGAGGTATGCTCCAAATATTGAAACTTTCATCAAACTTTTCAATGGTATCAAAATCGCTGTATCAAACATATCAATGGCTATAGGAAAAGCTTTTATAGATATTGGCAAAAGCTTACGTCCATCAAATACAACAGTTTCAGCTATTGATATACCTCCTATTGGGTTAGGTGCAGATATGAAATGCTACGTTGAAGATATACAAGGAGGCAGATTATGATTAAAATATATAATACTGATGAAATAAAAATTGGTTATGATTTTTATGTTGATATTGCAATGCGCATTAACAAGAAGCGTAATATAACATTACGTGAACTGTCAGAAAAGACAGGTATTAAAAGTTATCGCATCAACAATATAATATATGCAAAGACAAGAGTCAAACTGTTTGAGCTGACTAAGATAGCAGAATGTCTATCTACAACTGTAGATTACTTAATTGGCGCTGATATTGACAGTGACACAGGACAGTGCCTTTATACAGTCACATTCAGTGAGTATTATTCAAAAGATGAAGTGAATACAAATCCTATGAACACTCTCACTATGTATCAAAAAGCTACAAGCAAAGAGTTAGCTGCATTAAAACTTGAACAATATCTATTAGACAAATATAATATCGATGTTTATAAACAAAATCCACTTAGCAGAGCATTTGTAAGGTTGGTTGGTATTCCAGTTACAGACAGAGATATTGAAGAACATTTCACAAAATATGATGAATCTAAAGATATATTAATGCCAGATTAATACAAAAAAAGCCCGCTGGGAACGGGCTTTAAAACAGATTTCTTAACTACTATTATATCATAAATATAAGGAGTTAAGACACTATGAGTAGAAGATATAACCTTACTGACAGCGACTTGAAAGCTATAGAGAAGAAGCTCTTTATGTGTCAACGAATTGACCACGCTATTCAGTATCGCAAGTATGAGTTAGAAGTTAAACAATCACATGATAATAATGTAGGTGGTGGTAGGTCAAGTATAATCTCAAAGCCAGTAGAAGATATGGTTATGAAATGGGATGCTGACAGTAAACTCCAAAGCCTATATGAGTTTAAGAATCGAATCAATGAGTTACAAGATTGGTTTGGAGAGGATGAAGATATGCAATTGGTATTCCACTACCGTTGGTTATCTGGTAAACGTTATACAGTACCAGAGATAGCTGATAAGTGTCACATAACTGAGCGCCAATACTTTAGAAAGAGAAGAGCAATACTTGAGAAGTATGATGAGATATGTGACGGCTTCTGGTAATTTGTCACCTTTTGGGCGAAAACTGACAAGATAAATGTTGTATTATAGTATCATCAAATAAAACAAATAAAGCCAGCGGATAGATTCTGTTGGCTTTTCGTGTGGAGAAAGTGAGGTGACCTCCCATAGTATTACGTGCTGACCGTACTGGTGCTCATCGTGTAGCCTTTGATAAGAATAGAAAGATTCTTTTAAAGACACAGAACACTTGCGGAATATGTGGCAAGCCAATCGATAAGAGATTGAAAGCTCCTGATCCATTGAGTCCAGTTGTTGACCACATCATTCCAATTAACAAAAGTGGCCATCCTTCAGCGATGGATAACTTACAGCTTGCTCACTGGACCTGCAACCGCCAGAAGTCTGACAAGCTATTCAATGTGAAGCAAGAAGAACCAAAGGTATTAGGTAATCGTAACTTACCACAGAGCCGTGATTGGGCTTCTTATGTATCTTAATTTATTTATGATAGATATTATTAAAAATAATTTAATGAGCTTAGGAGAGAAACTATGGGGGCATATCCCCCTCCCTCTGGGTTACTCCGTACTTCACGCCGTCACTGTACATATTTTTTCTTGAGCGAGAAAAAGGAGATAATAATGAAAAGAATTTGTAGCATCTGTAAGCAAGAAAAAGAGCTAGATGAACATAATTTTCCTAAAAATTTTAAGAGAAAAGGTGGATTTGAAGGGCGATGTAAAGTCTGCCGAAAAGCTAAAGATAAAGCAAGATATGAGACGAAAAAAGAAAAGATTTTAGAGCAGAAAAAGAGATATTATGAAAAAAATGCAGATAAAATCAAAGAACGGCAATTAGGTTATTACAACGAAAATAAAGGTAAGTGTCGTCAGTCAGAAAAAGATTGGTGTAAAAATAATCCTACAAGACGACGAATGACTTGTGCAAAGTCTAGAACTTTGAAATACGGCTCTGAAAGTACCTTGACAGAAAAAGAATGGCTTGAAATTAAGTCATTTTTTTGTTGCAGCTGTGCTTACTGTGGTATGCCTGAAAAAAAGTCTCTAAAAATTTATGGCGAGCATTTACATCATGAACATGTCGTCCCATTAATTGATGGTGGCGCATATTCTTATGGAAATGTAGTTCCGGCTTGTAGAAGTTGTAATTCTAGTAAAAGGAATCATGACTTTTTTGTTTGGTATAAAAATAGTAATGTTTTTAGTCGGAAAAGATATATGAGAATTGTTCAATATCTTAAAGACGAGAGAAAGGAGCAAAAAATTGACTGAAAAAGGTATTGGATACCTGAGATTTAAGCTATCTGTTCATAAACAAAGAGCAGAAATGCGCTATGAGCAATATGCGATGAAATATGTTGATAGATTCAAAGGGATTACAATTCCACAAGCATTAAGCCAACAATATCGTTCAATATTAGGCTGGTGTGCAAAAGGAGTTGATAGTCTTGCAGACCGTCTTGTTTTTCGAGAATTTGAAAATGATGACTTTACAGTAAATGAAATTTTTGAGGAAAATAATCCTGATATATTTTTTGATAGTGCTATCTTGTCAGCGCTTATTGCATCATGTAGCTTTATTTATATTTCTAAAGGTGAAAATGATGCAGTACGACTTCAAGTTATTGAAGCGGTCAATGCAACAGGAATCATTGACCCAATTACTGGATTACTGACAGAGGGATATGCAGTTTTAGAACGAGATGAAAACAATAACGTTGTTCTTGAAGCTCATTTCTTGCCTGATAGAACAGATTATTATTATCGTGATTCACATAATAATATTTCGATTGCAAATCCAACAGGTCATCCACTGTTAGTACCTATCATTCACCGCCCTGATGCAGTTCGTCCATTTGGGCGTTCTCGTATTACACGTTCAGGAATGTATTGGCAAAGCAATGCAAAACGAACACTTGAAAGAGCTGATGTAACTGCTGAGTTTTATTCTTTCCCTCAAAAATATGTAACTGGATTGAGTGATGATGCGGAACCAATGGAAACTTGGAAAGCAACAGTTTCAAGCATGTTGCAATTTACAAAAGATGAGGATGGCGATAAACCAACTCTTGGACAATTTACTCAACCAAGCATGTCTCCATTTACTGAACAACTCAGAACTGCAGCGGCTGGTTTTGCTGGTGAAACTGGATTAACTCTTGATGATTTAGGATTCGTTTCTGATAATCCATCATCGGTTGAAGCAATTAAGGCAAGTCATGAAAACTTACGATTGGCTGGTAGAAAGGCTCAACGAAGTTTGGGAGCAGGATTACTAAATGTAGCTTATCTTGCAGCATGTTTGCGTGATGATGTACCTTATCTAAGAGAACAGTTTAGCAAAACAAAACCGAAATGGGAACCATTGTTTGAAGCTGATGCAAGCATGTTAAGTCTTATTGGAGATGGAGCAATTAAACTCAATCAAGCAATTCCTGAGTTCATCAATAAAGATACTATTCGTGATTTAACTGGAATTAAAGGAGCTGAATAATGGAAGACATTTTACCACCTCTTTTAGAAAAAATAAATCAAGATTTTGATGAAAGAGCAGCAAATAGTAAAAAGTTGAAGCAATCAATGGAATTGTTGAAAACTAAAAAAGCAACTTATATTCAAGCAAATGAATTTGGTGTCGAAGTTGGTCAAATTTTATCTGATGTTTTGGGAACTCATGTAACAGTAGATGTTTTACCTGACGGAAAAATGTATTTCAACATTGCAGATAGATTGTTCAATTCCATATTGAATAAAAATTTTGAATTAATTTCAGGCTATTCAATAGATGTTCAAAGTGAACTCAATCAGTTAGCTGGGTTTAAATTAAAATCACAAGTACCAGAATTAAACCAAGATAGAATTGATGGCATTGTTAACCGTATTTCTAGTGAAGATGATTTTGAAAAAATACTTTGGCTTTTGAAAGAGCCAATAGTAACATTTAGCCAGAGTGTTGTTGATGATACGATTAAGAAAAATATTGATTTTCAAGCAAAAGCAGGTTTAAAACCAAAAATTGTACGAAAGTTAGTAGGTAAAGCATGCGATTGGTGTAGAAATTTGGCAGGTTCATACGATTATCCTAATGTTCCAAGTGACGTGTATCATCGTCATGAGCGTTGCCGTTGCACAGTAGAATACGATCCTAGAGGTATTCATAAACTACGTCAGGATGTTTGGTCTAAAAACTGGGTTGACCCAGATAAAGAAGCAAAGATTGCTGAACGTAAAAATTTGAATTTAAAAAGTAAAAAATAACTCATCCCAGCGACAGGGTTATCATGCATTTAGATTGAAGGAGGAATAACATGACTGCTGAAAAAAGATTTGGCAATCAGTATCCTACTCAATCGGTAATACTTCCATTTACTGAAACAAAATATCAAGAAGCTATTGAGATTTACGAAAAATCTAAACATGAGTGTTATCCATGGCAAAAGAACCTTTTGAAAGAGGTTATGGCCATTGATGAAGATGGTTTATGGACACATCAAAAGTTTGGATATTCAATCCCACGGCGGAATGGTAAAACAGAAATTGTATATATCCTTGAATTATGGTCACTTGAACAAGGCTTAAGTATTCTTCATACAGCACACCGAATTAGTACGTCTCACTCATCTTATGAGAAATTAAAAAAATATCTTGAAGATAGTGGTTATGTTGAAGGAGAAGATTTCAAATCTATCAAAGCTAAAGGGCAAGAAAGATTGGAATTAATTGAGTCTGGTGGAGTAATTCAGTTCAGAACAAGAACATCAAGTGGTGGTCTTGGAGAAGGATTTGACATTTTAGTAATTGATGAAGCTCAGGAATATACTACTGAGCAAGAATCAGCATTGAAATATACTGTTACTGACAGTGATAATCCAATGACTATAATGTGTGGAACACCTCCAACACCAGTATCAAGTGGAACTGTTTTTACAAATTATCGAGATAATACCATAGCTGGTAAAGCAAAGTATTCAGGTTGGGCGGAGTGGTCGGTTGAAGATGTCAAGGACATTCATGATGTCGAAGCCTGGTACAATTCTAATCCATCTATGGGCTATCACTTAAACGAACGTAAAATCGAAGCCGAACTTGGTGAAGATAAGTTGGATCATAATGTTCAACGTCTTGGTTATTGGCCAAAATATAACCAGAAATCAGTCATTTCAGAACAAGAATGGAATGCGCTCAAGGTTAATCGTTTGCCAGTTATCAAAGGGAAGCTCTTTGTTGGTATTAAGTATGGGAATGATGGTGCAAATGTTGCAATGAGTATTGCGGTGAAAACACTATCAGGAAAGGTATTTGTTGAAACAATCGATTGTCAGTCCATAAGGAATGGCAACCAATGGATTATCAATTTCTTAAAGAAAGCAGATGTTGAAAAAGTTGTTATTGATGGTCAAAGTGGTCAAAGTATCTTAACGAGTGAAATGAAAGATTTCAAATTGAAAGAACCGATACTACCAACTGTAAAAGAAATTATCAATGCTAATTCCCTATGGGAACAAGGGATTTTTCAAAAAAACTTTTGCCATTCTGGACAACCTTCACTTTCTACTGTAGTCACTAACTGTGACAAGAGAAATATCGGTACTAGCGGTGGATTTGGATATAAATCACAATTTGATGATATGGATATCAGTTTAATGGACAGTGCGTTGTTGGCGCATTGGGCTTGTAGTAATAACAAGCCGAAGAAAAAACAACAAATACGGTATTAGACGACTTTTTAAGTCGTTTTTTTGTACCAAAAATTACCGAACTGCCGGGCAAGCAGGAGAAAGGATTTGACTATGTCAGAAAATAATTTACCAAAAACGCAAGAAGAGTTAAACCAAATCATTGAAACAAGATTGGCACGCCAAAAAGAAACAATTGAAGCTAATTTTGCTGATTATGATGAACTCAAAACTAAAATTGCTGCACTTGAAGCAGATAACACTGCATATCAAGCAACTATTGAAGAATCAAAGTCTTGGGAACAAGAAAAAGCTGATTATGAAAAACAAATCAGTGGTTACAAAACAACTCAACTCAAACAATCTATTGCTATTAAAGCTGGTTTGCCATTAGATTTGGCTGACCGACTTTCAGGCGATGATGAAGAATCACTTAAAGCTGATGCTGAACGTTTCAGCGGATTCATTAAACCAAAAACTCCACCTGCACCACTTAAAGATGTTGAACCAAATTTGGGTGACGGAAAAGATGGAGCTTATCGTAAATTAGTCGATGGACTAAAAACAGAAGGAGAATAAAACATGGTATTAAACAAAGGAACATTATTTGACCCAGAATTGGTCACAGACCTAATCAGCAAAGTAGCTGGAAAAAGCTCAATCGCACGCTTGTCAGCTCAAAAACCTATTCCGTTCAACGGTGAAAAAGTTTTCACATTTACGATGGATTCAGAAATTGATGTCGTAGCAGAGAGCGGTAAGAAAACCCACGGCGGAGTAACACTTGCACCACAAACAATGGTACCAATCAAAGTTGAATACGGTGCACGTATTTCAGACGAATTTATGTACGCATCAGATGAAGAAAAAATTAACATCTTGCAGGCGTTTAATGACGGTTTTGCTAAAAAAGTTGCTCGTGGTATTGACTTAATGGCATTTCACGGTGTCAACCCTCGCCTAGGTACAGCATCGGCTGTTATTGGGACAAACCACTTTGACTCTAAAGTTACGCAAAAAGTTGAAGCTCCAAGAGGCATTGCAGATCCCAACGGCGCTATTGAAAATGCGGTAGAGTTGTTAACTGGTGTTGATGCTGATGTAACTGGTATTGCAATCAATCCATCATTCCGTTCAGCCCTCGCTAAACAAAAAGACTTGCAAGGAAATGCACTTTTCCCTGAATTGAAATGGGGAGCAACACCAGATACTATCAACGGCTTGCCAGTAGATGTCAATAAGACAGTATCTGATATGTCGTTGACGCAAAGAGACCGCGCTATCATCGGAGATTTTGCTAACGGATTTAAATGGGGTTACGCGAAAGAAGTGCCACTCGAAGTTATCCAATACGGTGACCCAGACAACTCAGGTCTTGACCTTAAAGGATATAACCAAGTTTACATCCGTGCTGAATTATTCCTTGGTTGGGGTATCCTTGATGCTACTAAATTTGCTCGGGTAACTGAAGCTAATTAATAAGGAGGTATTAAATGAGATACTTTAATACATTAACTAAAGCTACAATCGACACAGATTTCAAAATTTCTGGCGGAGATTGGGTACTTGAAAATGAATCGAAAGAAGCTGTTGTAGATATCCAAGCTAATGATGCAGACTCCAAAAAAGCTGAACAAGAGCAAGTTGTGGAAGAATCAAATGTAGATGGGAACTATGACTGGATTACTAAAGATCAAATCATGCAAGAACTTGATGCTTTCGGTATTAGATATGATAAACGTGCAAACAAACAAGTGCTTTATGATTTGATGATGGAGCAAGGAAAGGAGTAATATGAATCCTTTTGCTACAGTTGATGATTTAACGATGCTATGGCGCCCATTAAAGGGAGATGAAAAAGAACGAGCTGAAAAGTTGCTTGAAATTGTCTCGGATACCTTACGTGAAGAAGCTGATAAAGTGGGGAGGGATTTAGATGTAATGATTTCTGAAAAACCTTCTTATTTTTCAAGTGTTGTAAAGTCAGTTACGGTAGATATTGTTGCTAGAACGCTTATGACATCAACTGATCAAGAACCCATGACTCAGACAACAGAGAGTGCACTTGGTTACTCTGTTTCTGGCTCATATCTTGTTCCTGGAGGTGGTTTATTCATAAAAAATTCTGAATTAAGCCGTTTAGGACTAAAAAAACAAAGATTTGGGGTGATTGATTTTTATGGGAATGATTAAGGGAATTGCTGTGACTTTGATTGACAAAGTAGAAACAGGAAAAGACCCTTTTGGAAACCCAATTTATGAAGATAAGGAAATCGTGGTCAATAACGTCTTGGTTTCCCCAACCTCATCGGATGATATTGTTAATCAGCTTACTTTGACAGGAAAAAAAGCAATCTATACTCTAGCTATTCCAAAAAAGGATACTCATGATTGGGAAAATAAAAAAGTTAGATTCTTTGGTAAAACGTGGCGGACTTTTGGAGAACCACTTGAAGGAATCGAGGAACTTATTCCATTAGATTGGAACAAGAAAGTGACGGTGGAACATTATGGCTAAAAATCTATTCAAATTAAATCGTAGTGGAGTTGCTAGTATGATGAAATCACCGGAAATGCAAGCAATTCTTAAAGAAAAAGCATCTGCTGTTAAACAGCGTTGTGGACCAGGTTATGGTCAAGATATGCATGTTGGTAAAAATCGTGCTAATGCGATGGTATTTGCCGAAACTTATCAAGCAAAGCGTGACAACATGAAAAACAATACAATTTTAAAGGCGGTGCGTTAAATGATTGAGATTATTATTAAAAATTTTCTTGATACTCATTTATCGGTATCGTCTTTTTTGGAGAAAAAAGGAAAGATGCCATTAAGCTATGTTTTATTTGAAAAAACAGGTAGTAGCAAGAGCAATCACCTTTTATCTTCAACATTTGCGTTTCAGAGCTATGCTCCTTCTATGTATGAAGCAGCAAAGCTAAATGAAAAATTGAAAGAAGTTGTAGAACAGCTAATCGAACTAAATGAAATTAGCAATGTATCACTGAACAGTGACTACAACTTTACTGACACAGAAACTAAAGAATACCGCTATCAAGCGGTATTTGATATTAATCATTATTAGGAGGATTAAAATGACACAAGTAGAAAATGTAACTACTGCAAAGCCCAAAATTGATGGTGCTATTTACTCAGCGCCAAAAGGTACAGCTTTACCAACTGATGCAAAAACAACACTAAATGTTGCTTTTAAACCGTTGGGATATATTTCAGAAGATGGATTAAAAAATAAAAATTCACCAAAATCTGATAGTATCAAAGCTTGGGGTGGCGATACGGTTGCTACAGTACAGACAGAAAAAGAAGATACATTTAGCTATAAGCTGATTGAAGCTTTGAATGTTGAAGTACTTAAAGAAGTATATGGGGCTGCCAATGTAACCGGAACCCTTAAAACTGGAATTACGGTTAAGGCTAATTCAAAAGAACTTATTGAGCATCCGGTTGTCATTGATATGACAGTACGTAATGGAGTATTTAAGCGAATTGTGATTCCACAAGGAAAAGTATCTGAAATTGGAGATATTTCTTATAACGACTCTGATGCTGTTGGATTTGAGATTACTCTTACTGGTTTACCAGATAAAGCTGGCAACTCTCACTACGACTACATAGTCGATACAACTGTTTAACTCTAATGACCCCGTAAATATTAAATAAAGAAAGCGAGAAATATGTTAAAAGGAACAACAAAATCCGGATTTCGTTATGAAATTACAACTGAACGTTTAAATAATTTCGAGTTGGTAGAAATTTTGTCAGAAGTTGATGAAAATCCTCTTCTGTTACCAAAAATGTTAAATCTCTTATTGGGAGAACATCAATCTAAAAATTTAAAAAACTATCTTCGAGATGAAGAAGGTCTTGTTTCAACTGACAAAATCAGAGAAGCGCTTGAAGATATTTTTGCAGCTCAAAATAAAATAAAAAACTAATTCTCCTTGCCAGAATGATAAAGTTTGATGAAGAAGCGCTAATGTGTGACCTTGCAGAAATTTATCATATTTACGATTACAAACAGCTATCTCCTCTAAAGATAGCTGTTTTTTCTATAGGTTTGAATGAAGAATCTAGGATAAAAATGAAGATGAGTGGACAAAAGTTCCCAATTAATACACTTCTTTTAGCTGGGATTCAAGACCGTTTAAGTATGTCTCTATGGTTTAAAACAGAAGATGGTCAGAAAGGTAAGAACAGGCCAAAACTTGTTACCGATATCATCAATAAACCAAAAGAAAAAACTGATAGAAAAATCCGATTTCATTCTGGTGAGGATTTTGAAAAATATCGTCAGCAACTATTTCAAAAAGGAGGAGGAAGTTAATGGCAACAGAATTAGGACAAGCTTATGTGCAAATTATGCCATCTGCCAAAGGAATATCAGGTTCAATGTCTGGGATATTAGACCCAGAAGCTGAGTCGGCAGGGAATAGTGCAGGGTTAAAAATTGGTTCTGCCTTAAAGGTCGCCGCAATAGCTGGTGTGGTAGCAACAGGAGCAGCACTTGGTAAATTAATTTCTTCATCACTTTCTGAAGGAGCTGATTTACAACAATCATTAGGTGGGGTTGAAACTCTATTTAAAGATAATGCAGATAAAGTAAAAAAATATGCGACAGAAGGTTATAGAACTGCTGGGATGTCTGCAAATACGTATATGGAAACTGTAACAGGTTTTTCTGCATCAATGATTAAATCATTGAACGGAGATACAGCTAAGGCTGCAGATTTATCAAATCAAGCAATTGTTGATATGTCTGATAATGCCAATAAAATGGGTACAAATGTTGGTGATATTCAAAATGCTTATCAAGGTTTTGCAAAACAAAACTACACAATGCTTGATAACTTGAAACTTGGATATGGTGGTACGAAAGAAGAAATGCAACGACTCTTGACTGATGCTCAAAAGCTTACTGGTCAAAAGTATGATATTTCAAACTTCTCAGATATCACACAAGCGATTCATGCAATCCAAACAGAAATGGACATTACAGGCACAACTGCGAAAGAAGCATCAACAACATTTAGTGGGTCATTTAATTCAATGAAAGCTGCAATGTCTAATGTTCTGGGGAACTTATCACTAGGCCGTGATTTGCAAGGGCCATTGAATGCGTTGGCTTCAACGACATCAACATTTTTATTCAAGAACTTCATTCCGATGGTAGGAAATATCTTTAAGGCTTTGCCAGGAGCGATTTCGACGTTTGTGAGTGCAGCCGGAAAAGAACTTTCTTCACAATTAGGAAATGGGATTGGAAGTGGGTTCTCTGACTTTACTGCAAAGTTCAGCTCGATATTATCACCCCTACAAGGAAGTTTTCAAACTATTGTCTCAGGCTTAAAACCAGTTTTTGATAGTTTACTATCTTCAATTGGACCAATCAGTACTCAAATTATGGGAGTATTTAGCAAATTACCACAATTATTTTCTAATGTCATTTCTGCTGTAATGCCAGTAATTTCCACTTTAAGCGTTGCTTTCGGGCAGCTACCATCACTTTTTGAAGCAATATCAGTTGCCGTACAACCGATGATTGACACAATCTCTTCTGGAATTTCAAAACTTGATTTTAGTGGAATTCAAGCTATTATATCTGCATTAGTACCTGCAATTACAACTGGTATTACTACAATGATGGGTATTATAGGACCATCAATAGATACTTTAGTAAATTCATTCGTAAAAATGTGGAATGCAATTCAACCTTTAGCAACAGTTATTGCTGGTGCTTTAATGCCAGCTTTTCAAGTATTAGGTGCATTTATTGGTGGTGTTTTGAAAGGTGCAATGCTCGCACTAGCAGGAACATTTGACACAATTCGAGTAGTTGTCGGATTTCTTACTCCAATAATTGCTGCCGTTTTAGCTAAATTTCAAGAATTTGCGCCTGTACTAGCAACTGTGGCTCAATGGGTAGGTACAGCAATAGGATTCTTTGCAAGTCTTGGTTCAGCAGGTACATCTTTGAAAGGATTGATAAGTAGCGCTTGGAATGGCATAAAATCAATAATATCTAGTGTTGTAAGTGGTATTGGCGGTATCATTAATACCGCTAAAGCTATCTTTACAGGCTTGGGTTCAGCTGGTGGAGCATTAAGAAGTGTGATATCAGGAGCTTGGAGTGGTATTCGCTCCATCATCTCATCTGTAGGTGGTTCTATTAGTGGCACAATTAATGGAATCAAATCATTTTTTAGTAGCTTAGGAGGCTCTGGTAATGGTTTACGATCAGTAATGTCTGGAGTGTGGAGCGGAATAACAGGGATTATTTCAGGCGCCTCTTCAACAATTTCTGGAATCATTAATGGAATAAAAGGTATTTTCGATAGTTTAAGAAATATTGATTTAGCTGGTGCTGGTCGTGCGATTATTGATGGATTTGTCGGTGGGCTTAAAAGCACATGGGAAGCCGGAAAGAAATTTGTAGGTGGAATTGCTGATTGGATTAAAGAACATAAAGGACCAATTAGTTATGATAGAAAACTACTAATTCCAGCTGGTGAAGCTATTATGGGTGGATTTAATGACAGTTTGATGGAAAACTTTAAAGCTGTTCAAAAAAATGTTTCTGGGATAGCAAAACAAATTCAATCAGCAATTACTGATGAAATTGATACTAATATCTTAAATAACGATTCATGGGATTCTGCATTGAACATTGGCAGCAACTCAAATATTATCGCTGCTCAAAAAATAGCTGGAAACATTCCAGTCGATGCTTTAAATCAAGAACAATCAAAAACGGAGATACACGCTCCAATGACTGTTGTTGTGAAAGAAAACCCTTCTGAACGTGAAATTGCACGACAACAACAACTACAATGGCAAAAAGCCGCTTATGACTTTTAGAAAGGAGAAATAATGACGACACTTCCAAATGTGGAAATTTCTTATAAAAATACGTTGGGAGTTGAATTAAAATTGGACCGCTTTGGCCCTTTTTATTTAACTAGCTATGAAGGTTTTGGTTCGCCAGAAAATGAAATTAGTTCTCAAAAGATTTTTGGAAAATCTGGACAGCGTAAAACTTCCAGTTCGCTGTCATACAGGGATATGACAGTAGGAATTGCAATTAAAGAAGAAACGTACGAGGCTTTGAAAGATAAAGAACATCAAGTGATGGCCATTATCAACCCAGAACTTGCAGGAACTTTATATATTCGTATTGGTGAAAATCTTTATAGTATTGATGTAGAACCATTAAAAGGTTATGAGGGAAGTAAAGATAGTAGCGCATCAACGTCTGAATCGTCAATTCAATTTAGAGCATTAGATCCTGAATGGCGAGATGAAAACGTTCGAAATAAATCCATTCCTTTATCATCAAATGATAATAAATTAAAATTTCCATTATCAATAAAAACTGATTTTGCTTTTGCGACAATTGCTCCAGGACAGATTGTAAAAATATTAAACAAAGGAGATTTTGAAGTTGGCTTTGAACTTAATATTTTGTGTAATGCAGTAGTAAAAAATCCAAGAATTTATAACGTAGTCACTCAAGAGTATTTTGGATGGACAGGAACTTTTGATGCAGGAACCACTGTTTTCCTTTCTACAGTTAATGGGGAAAAGAAATCATGGCATCAAGATGATACTGACCCGAAATCAACGAATGCTATGGGTATTCGTACACCTGGTTCTACTTTTTTCACATTAGATAATATTGAATCGAATAATTTAGTTGTGCAGGCAGATAAAGGACACGAAAGCATTCTTGCAACTATTTCATTTACACCTTTAATTATAGGAGTGTAAGAGTATGGATATTGAAGTATTTAAGCGAGTAGGAACTAGTGGTTTTAATTTTAAATCTGCTGGTATCTTAGATGTTTTTGAGTCATTAACAGTTAACTGGAGATACTATACTTATTCCCAGTTTTCACTAAAAATATTACTCGAAGATGTTCAAAAAATAATTTTTAATAATAGTGAGGAAATACAGCGTAGAAAAGATATTCTTTTCTCGCTTTTTATTTCAGATAATATTCTAAATATAAATGATGTTTATTTTTATATTGATAGAGTAGTATGCGATGATTCAACAAAGGGTGAAGTTGTTATATCTGGTAAATCCTTACGTGCAAAATCACTGAAGAGAATTGTTTATAGAATTTATCATCAGACCAAAAAGCCAGAACAAATTATCTATGATCATATTAACAATGAGGTTGTCAATCCAAGTCAAGCCAGCCGAAAAATCCAATATTTGTCTATTACTTCTCCTGGTACGTTGTCAACGTCAACTGTTGATTATCAAAATTCTTATGGTGTTGTTTGCGATGAAGTAGATGCCCTTTGCTCAACTTATGATATTGGTATTAGAGAGACAGCTACAAATTTACAAAATCCTCATAACAAACTAGAAATAGTAAAAGGAAAAGATTTATCAGATGTTGTAGAATTCAACGTTGATTTTGATAATTTACTATCAGAGAGCTATGAATCATCAAACTTTGATGAAGCGACTATGGCTTGGGTTTTTGGTGAGGGAGATGGTTCTGCACGACTAAATGTGAAACTAAATGATAACCTGGCAGGCTTAGAACGTGAAGAAATTTATGTTGATGCACGAGATATTCAAAAGCAAACACAGGATGGAAGTGGAAAAGATATCACATTGACAGATTCACAATATAAAGCAACTTTAACAAGTCGTGGAATTGAAAAACTTGCAGAACAAGAAGAAGTGCTCACGCTAAATGGAGATATCGATTTAGAAAGTGATTTATTTGTATATGGCAAAGATTACGAACTAGGTGACAGAGTACGGTTTACAAGTAAACTATTCAATTTGACAAAAACTTCAGTGTTAGCAGGTATAGATGAAACTTGGGACAATACAGGTCATCACATGTCACCGCTATGGGACAAAGAAAGTCCAACTGTGTTTGACATTATTAAAAGGAGAATAAAATGACACAATATAGTTTTCCGTGGAACGACGTACACGGAGATCGGCTTTATGACGCAGATGATTTTATGCGATTTTTTGCAGCGTTCCTGAAAACAGGCGTTGTAATGTCTTATAAAGGTGGATTGCGTGTACGCTCTGCTCAGGACGGAATGAATATTCAAGTAGGAAGCGGTTCAGCCGTAATTGAAGGAAGTTCGTATTTAAATGATGCGGATATTGGCATTCAAGTAAATGTTGCCTCATCAATACAAGATCGTGTTGATTCTATTGTTTTACGAATGGATAAAAATGCAAGAACTACACAATTGTTCTATAAACCAGGCGATACGACTGTTGCTAGAAATGATACAACATACGAATTACAATTGGCAAAAATTTCCGTAAAAACTAATACCACCCAAATCACTGATGCGGATATCACAGATATGCGTAGTGATTTTACGGTATGTGGGTGGTCTACTCCGTTTGATAATATCAATGTTGATGGAATTGTAGACCAATACAAGGAGATATTTGAACAAAAAGACTTGGAATTTCAAGCATGGTTTAAGAATTTAAAAAAACAACTGGATGATAATCAAGCCTCAAATTTGCAAAATCAAATTGATAATCTAGGTAGTGAGAAAGCTAATGATCATGAGGTTGTTCATAAAACTGGTGACGAATCAATTGCTGGTAAAAAGACGTTTACTGGTAACGTTGAAGTAAATGGAAGATTAACACTTCCAACCAAATCATGGTCTGGACAACTCGGAGGTGGGATCACTCTTAGCTTACGGAAGAAAGGGACTACAGTTGAATATTCAATTGGTGGGGAAATATCCTCTAATATTCTTGCAAATTCCAATTTAGTAAATCTCAGTGTTCCAAATGAATTTCGTCCCAGAAATAGGTGTTCCCTTGTAGGTCACATGGCTGGTCGTTGGGATTCATTTCATATTGACATTCAATCAAGTGGAGCATGTCAGTGGTTTGGTCCAATTGTGAACAGGGGTACTCCTCGTGGGACTGGTACATATCCAATAGATTAAGAAAGTAGGGGTTATGGAGGAGCAAGCATGGCGAGAAGTACTCGAACGATTAGCTCGAATTGAAACAAAGTTGGATAACTATGAAACAGTCCGGGATAAAGCAGAACGAGCACTTTTAATAGCCCAATCAAACGCAAAACTTATAGAAAAAATGGAAGCCAATAATAAGTGGGCTTGGGGCTTTATGCTTACTCTTGCCGTAACTATTATTGGATATATCATTACTAAAATACTTTAAAAGGAATACCCAATGAGTTTAGATAATTTCAAAAAGCAAACTATTACATGGGATATGATTAACCAGGCATTTGAACAGCCCATTCAAATTATGGAGGGAGATGTCAATGCAAGAACGATACTTCTTAAGATAACTGATAATGGTTCTGTACTTGACTTAACAGGTTATTCAGTAAAATTAACCTATCAATATATGTATAAATCTCAATCAGGTTTTATTATGTTAACTCCTAATGATATATCCAAGGGAGAATTCACGCTTATAATTCCTACTGAGATGACAGTATCAGGATTAATAAAATCAAATTTAATACTCCTCAATGAAGATAAAGAACAAGTTATTGTCAGTAAGAATTTAACATTTATATCAGATGATTCTACAGTTACAGATTTAGCTCAAGAAGTAAATAATAAGATTGATGATTTTACAAAATTATTATTGGGGAAAATGCCACAAGTGTTGCGTAGTGAGTTGAATGACTTACACGCTCAAACTGAATCAAATACAAGCAACATCGAGCTTAAAGCAAATTCATCTGATATGACGAGTTTGCAAAGTGCGATGAATAGCTTGCAAAACAAAGTGGAAGCGTTTGGTATCACTCCAGAAAATTTAGTGACTATTAAATCGTTACTTGACGCAATCGCAAATAATGCCACTGATTCTGAAGTAGCCGAACTAATAAACTCAGTAAATGTTTTAACGAGCAATATTTCTCTGATGAGTGGTGGAGATTATTCACCTAAAGCCAATAAAACTGACTTAGAAAGTTTACAGCATACTGTCAATAACCAGTCGGCAACTATTTCAACAAAAGCCAATAAAACTGATTTAGATAATCTTCAAACTGCTGTTACTAGCCAAAGTGTTGCAATTTCAACAAAAGCAGAACAAGCAGATTTATTAATCACAAATCAAAATGTGACAACTGCTCAAACAACAGCAAATCAAGCTAAAACTGATGCCCAAGCTGCAATGACAAAGGCTACCGAAGCACAAGCGAACAGTTTACCGCTTACTGGCAATGCGGTCAGTGCAAGTAAACTGGCAGCGCCTATAAAACTTGGGGTAAGCCTTCAAGCTTCAACATATCAGAATTTCGATGGAACTGCTGACGTAACTAATGTTGGAGTTTCAGGGGTGCTTCCTATTGCAAATGGAGGTACTGGTAATATAGGCGCTTATGCTTACGGACTAAATTGCTATACAAATACAACTGATTTTAGTTCTGGATTGAAAATTTATACTAAAGCTGTCAATACAAACCAATCTCATATGTTTATCTTACAATCTGCATGGGCTAAATATGCACCAATATCTGGTGTGTATATAGTAATTTGTAGTGTTACAAATAGTGGTTCTAACGGAGATATGAGTATGACAGCTCTAGCAAATGGAACAATTTATACTGCAACAGTTCCTTATATTTATACAGAACCAACTATAACCACTCAAGCTATCTATACTACTACAGCTACACCAAATTGGGCTAAAGTTTTAAACGCAAATGAAAAAGGCACTGACTATGCTCAAGCGCATCCAGTTGGTTCAGTAGTCTCAAATAGCTCAAATTCATCGTCTGGATATACGACTGGGACATGGCAAAATATTGGTTCAGCAGTAATTGGTTCAACAACAATATATTATTGGAAACGCACTGCATAAAAAATAAAAAATAGGAGAAAGAACATGAATCAAATCAATTGGAAATTACGTTTAAAAAGCAAAGCTTTTTGGTTAGCTTTACTACCTGCTCTATTCTTGCTAATACAAGCTATAGGAGCATCATTCGGCTATAAGTGGAACTTTGTTATTTTAAATCAACAACTTGCTGCAGTGGTTAATGCTGCTTTTGCGCTATTAGCAATTGTTGGAGTTGTTGCTGACCCAACGACCAGTGGTCTAGGAGATAGTGATAGAGTCTTAAATAAAGATAAATCAGAGGAAAACAAATGAAAAGATTAATTAAAAAGGCTGCCATTGGAATGGTAGCTTTCTTTGTTGTTGCAGCAAGTGGACCTGTATTTGCGGCAGTTGGTGACCAAGGGGTTGACTGGTCAAAATATAACGAAACTTACGGTAATTTTGGCTATGCTCATGATAAATTTGCTTTTAGCCAAATCGGAGGAACTTACGGTGGTTCATTCGTGGACCAAGCCACTTATCCAACGCAAGTAGCTTCAGCAATTGCTCAAGGTAAACGAGCGCATACTTACATTTGGTACCAAGTCGGAGGTTCGCAAGAAGTAGCCAAAGCAGCACTTGACCGCTATTTACCAAGAATTCAAACACCAAAGAATTCTATTGTAGCTTTAGACTACGAAGGTGGAGCAAGTGGAGATAAACAAGCGAATACTGATGCGATTCTTTATGGAATGCGACGTGTAAAAGCTGCTGGATATACTCCAATGTATTATTCTTACAAGCCTTACACTTTGGCTAATGTCAATTATAAGCAAATCATCAAAGAGTTTCCTAACTCGCTATGGATTGCGGCATATCCCAATTATGAAGTAACACCAGTTCCAAACTATAGCTTCTTCCCAAGTATGGACGGAATTTCAGTATTCCAGTTCACATCAACTTATATTGCTGGCGGACTTGATGGAAATGTTGATTTAACAGGAATCACAGATAATGGATACGGAAAACAGAAAGGCCAAGAAGTTAAACCCGATACTGCTACACCGGCCATTAAAAATGGTAAAGAAGCCAATGAAGTTAAAGGAAACGATGTAGAAGTTGGAATGACGGTTAAAGTAAACTTTGGCGCTAAGAATTATGCCACAGGAGAAACAATTCCTCAATGGATAAAAGGTCAACCACATAAAATCATCCAGAAGAATGGAGATACTGTCTTGCTTGATGGTATTATGAGCTGGTTATCCGTTCATGATGTGGAAACTATTGATGCTTCTACGAGCCAGCCAACGACACCCGCAAAAAGTTATATTGTAAAACAAGGTGATACACTTAGTGGCATTGCTTCAAACTTGGGGACAAACTGGCAAGAATTAGCACGTCAGAACAGTTTATCTAATCCGAACATGATTTATACTGGTCAGGTTATTCGCTTCACAGGCGGTCAATCTGGGGCTACAGCACGAACTTACACTGTACAATCTGGTGATAATCTTTCATCAATTGCGAGCCATTTAGGAACAACAGTTCAAAGTTTAGTTTCAATGAATGGTATTTCAAATCCTAATTTGATTTATGCTGGTCAAACTTTAAATTATTAAAAATTAACTCCCGCTTCGGCGGGCTTTTTTTATTTATTAAAAAAGTTGTATAATAGTTTTAGTGGATGAGAAAAACATTCATTTACAAACACTTGATAATCTGCAGCTCCATCCACACAGATCTTATATAATAACGAAGATATGTGCTGCAGATTGTCATATTTTGGTTCTTTAGCTCAGTTGGTAGCTACCCGTTCGGTCGCTGGTTCGAGTCCAGCAAGAACCATAAAAAATTAGGTAGCAAAAAAGTAGCAGAAATAGTCTAGAACCGTAAAAAAGTAAGTATATCTAATTTCATTAAAAGTGCTATAAACCCTTTGAAATAGGTGTTTTAACAGTTTTGGAAGATGATGAAAAACGTCGGTAGTGCATGGACCTCATGGATAACTTCAAAAAATAAAGTGTTGGTATAACTAGATTTGTGAGCGTTGATGTTTCATATATTTGGCAAAAGTAGCAAAAAAGTAGCAAAAATAAAAACCTGTTTTATAGCAGGTTCTTTTTCT